CTACATTTGTGCCATTGTAACTAAAATATAGAGTTGTGCCAGTAGGTGTTACGTTCCAGCCACCTGAGTTTGTAATTCGTGTAGCATTGGTAGCGGTAGTTGCTGTTGATGCGTTACCTGTAACATTGCCGGTAACATTACCAGCTACACCACCAGTAGCAGTAATTAAGCCAGTAGCGGTAGTCGTGCCAGTAACAGATAAGTTACCACCTACGGTAAAGTTATCTGCATCTGTACCAGTTTGTTGGTCTTTAACTTGAGCCATCAATTCACGGATGGCATTATTAATACCAGATGGCGCACAACCCTCGGCAATATCTATGCCACCAATGTCTGTGTTGTTTGCTGCCGTAGCACTCCACTCACTTATCTTATTCTTAGCCATAATTTATCCCTTTAAAAGCCATGTATTACTACTTACTGGTGTTTCTGTCCATGTGTTTGATGTTACCGATGTGTCTGTCCAAGTGTTTGTGCTTTCTGATGCCGGTATCCAGTTATCACCTAACTTTGTGCCATTAGCAATAACAGTAGCAATACCTGAGATTGCGCCTCTACCAGACCATATTGCTCTAGCATTAGCTGTTACTGTTGCCAATCCATTAATGTGTGCGTCTGCGCTGTACTGAATACCACCAAAAGCGGTTACTGTAGCAAGCCCGACTACCGAGCCAGATGATGTTCTAATTCTTACTGCATCACTTGATACTGTAGCAACACCATTTATACTACCAGCACTAGTTCTTATCCTTAATGCTGTAGAATCTACTGTAGCATTGCCTGTTATTATAGCATTTACGCTATATATTGCGCTAGAACTTGCAGAAACGGTTGCCAAGCCATTAATATCACCTTGCCCTGCTATTACCCTTATACCATCTGCTAAAACAAGCGCATTGCCAACAATTTGTGCATTGCCAAACTTAGTTAGAGATCCATTTGCCTCAAATACCGCATTTGCTGTAATAGTAGCGTTGCCATTAGTAATTATTGATGCATTTGCAGTAACAAGTGCTGTTGCATCAATGCTTGCAGAAGCCAATAAAATATTACTGGCTAAAGAGCTAAATGGTATTTGAGAAAATGCTGCTATTCCAAACATTATTTAGTTCCCAATGTGTCGTGGCATTGTTGCTTTAACTTGATTAAGCTCTGCTTTTAGTTCTTTAACTAATTCTTTTAGTGCAACAAGTTCTTTGGCTAGTTCAACCGCAGAGGTTAAAGCAGCATTACCGTATGATACAGACAAGAACCCGTCATTGTCAGTCAAAACTGCTTCTGGTAATAATTTTTGAAAAGATTGTGCAGACACACCAACTTGCGTAAGATCTTCATCCGTTCTTTCATAAACACCAGATTTTACTTCAGCTAGTTTTTCTACAAAATTATTTGTAACAGATCGCCAATTTTTCTTTTTACGTTCGTCTGAATATGCTGTGACGTTACCTGCCATCGTCAAGTTGCCTGACATATCCATTTGCAACCTGTTTGCACTAGCAGACCAACCACCTATACGAATCACGTTATCTGAATCAAGACCAAAATTTACAGCGTAAACTCCAGAACGATGAAAAGCCATAATTGCGCCATTACTAGCTGTAGAATATGCTGACATACCAACACCAGAAGAACTTCCAGTATTGCCGTTACCTGTAAAGTTTTGAACTCCTGTCCAAATGTTTGTAGTACCCAATGCTCCTGCAACAGAGTTTGTATTGCTTGCAGTTGTAGCCGTTGCAGCATTCCCAGTACAAGAACCAGAAGAGCCAGTTGTGTTTTGATTCCATGTGGGAACTGTGCCTGACAAGTTGGCATAGGTATAGCCTGTGCAGTTTGTCAATGTACCGCTAGATGGTGTGCCTAATGCACCACCAGTAGAATACTTGCCATTAAATGTATTCCAATCAGTTGATGTCAAATACCCACTAACTGAAGTAGTCGCTGCTGCCATTGATATAGCTGGAGTAGCCCCACCACTTGAAACTACTGGAGCTGTACCTGTTACAGATGTAACTGTACCAACACTTGCTGTACCACCCAAGCTAACGGATGACCCATTTATTGTAATACTTGAGTTTACAAGACCAGAATTTGGTAATCCTGTGCAATTAGTAAGAGTGCCGGAAGCTGGAGTTCCTAGTGCTGGTGTAGTTAGTGTAGGACTAGTTAATGTCTTATTTGTTAGAGTTTCAACACCATCTATCGTAACTGCTTTATCAGCAGGATAGGTACAGAATACGTTTTTAGTACCTGCGCTAAACGATACAGCAGAGCCTGTAGACGATGCAATAACTGTAGTCCTAGCCAATGTACCGGCAGCAACAGTTCCTAGCCCTACCTCCCACTCAGATCCATTTACAATTGCGTAGTAGGTGGTGTTGCCGTTACCAATAGCACTAGAAAATGTTTGAAAGCCACTAGCAGCACCGGCAAGTGTAAGAGTGCCAGTACCAGTAGTGGTAGATGTTTCCTGTACCCTATCCTTGACTATAAGAGGCATAACTTACCCCTAAGATAATGTTACTGAAAGGCTACCTGAAGCGATTTTGAATATATCGCCAGTATCAATTGCTTTAGATACGTCTAATGGAGTGTGGTATAAAAGATTGCCGGATGTTGATGCATCCATTAAGCCAATCCAACCTACTGTACCCCATGAGGCTGTAGCCTGTGGGAATGTGCAGTCAGCGTTAGATAGACTAGCACCGTTAGATGGTGCAGCAAATGTTACGGATGTACGTGCGTAAGAGCCACCAGATACTTCTGTACCTGTGTTAGCATCTGTAGGGTCACTTGTGTAAAGTGCCACATAAATTGTTGTTGGAGCTGTGTAAGCTGTGCCTCGTAGCGTTACATTGATTAGAGCATTTTCTAGGTAGTTGGACATTTCTGACATAATGTTTCCTTTATCGTGTTGCTATTGAGATTGAAATAGGTGACCCAGCATATTCGCCTTGGTCATCTGATACGGTTAAAGCAGTTAAACCTCGGTCATACATTGTTGCCCAAGTCTGTAGACGTGAGTCATTCATAAGATAAGGTTCTGCCTCACCCAAAGCACCGTAAAGTAATAGGTCTGGACAGATAGCCATAAACGCATTTGATGGTACTGTGCTGCTCATAAATACTGGCGCAGCGTAGTACAACATACTTAGCGTATAGTTGCTGTCCGGTATTGGAGCTAGTTGAAACTCTTGAGCTAGTACGGTGTATTGATGTGGTAAACCTGTATCGGTAGTACGAGCGTTACGGAATAGTGCGCTAGGTGACTGATACTCTAATGTTGCTGCTGGGTTTGTTGATATGTGTAAGTCACGCATCTGCAAGAAATCTGACGGTAACTCTACTGTAGAATCGCCTGCTACTGCTGTCGTGGTTACTACCTTTAACATTTGGCGAATACGTAACTCCCTACGTAAACGTGTTTCAGCAAGCCTGATAAAGTCAGGAATCATTGCCGTTAAATCGCTACGTGCTAGGTAACTGGCAATCGTAGTCTGTAAGTCTGCGTAGTTTGTCAATGCCATTAGATGCGCCCTGCCCTTGTGCGAAATGCCCTATTGTCGGGATTGTTTAACCATTCGTTAAATCGTTTCTTATCTATTACTGCAAAGCCTCGTGTGATGCCTTGCTTTTCTAATTCGGAGAAAACTGTAAGCGGTATTGATGCTATTTTGTTGCCAAATGCATCATTGCTCCAGTTCTTACGTTCGTCTTGAGCAGCGTACTCACGCTTGTTCATCTCAAGGATGCCAGTTATGTCTTGGCTCTTAGCTATAACTAATTGGTCACCGTTATCAATAAACGATGTATTGGTAATGCCGTTGGATATTGTATTACTCATAAGACCTCGTAATGGGGGAGAGTTTCCCCTCCCCACATATCTAACTAACTACTAGGTTAAGTCAGCGATAATACCGTGTGCTGCTTGGTTTTTTACCTCTAATGTGTACTCAACTAGCAACTGGGTTTTATCAGAATCGCCATCTTTAGCAAGCTCATTAGTTTGGAATGGGCGCAAGTAAGCTACAGCAGCCATTTCAGGGTCTAATAAGAATGCTACGTCATCGCCGTCTGCGTTAGGAATAAAACGGTTAGGAATTATGCTCAAAACCCCAAAGTCACTCACATACACGTCAGCGGCACCGATGATGGCTGCTTGTACATTACTAGGTACATCTTTAAAGCGAGTAGCGATACCAGCGAATGTAGATGCAACTACTTTTTGTGCAGGAGTTACCATCAAGATTGTTGGTGAACCACCGTTAGTGTAAGTAGATTGGATTACTGTGTTTAAGATAGTGCTGGTGAAAGCACGGTCTGTACCAGTTACACGAGCAGTAGTACCTAAAGAACCAGCAGTACCAGAAGTACCGCCAGAGTAGTTTGAGTTCAACCATGTTTGTAAGCCGCCCAAAACACGAGCAGTAGAAGAGTCACCAGCAGAAGCAACTTGGTTGCTTAATAGGATAGCTTCCATGTCACGTTTGATTTCTGAAGAAGCCTTAGCCAATTGGTATGCTTTTTCTGATTTACGACCAGCTTTGTTTACAGTTTCCAAAGTACCAGAAATTTTGATGGTTTTTTGTGAAATTTGTGTACGGTTACCAACACGAGTAGTTGGAGAGATTGTTGCATCAGATGCAGTTGCACCCTCAACCACAGCGTTAGAAGTGTTAACAGAAGCTAAGCTGTCTGTCTGCCATTCGTGGTAAACCGCCGTGGCGGCTGTCTTACCGGCGCTGGTTAAAAATGGTGTATCTGTAGGTGAGATATTGTAAATAACATTGGATAAGTCTTCACGTTGACCAATGCTGGTATAGGTTTGATATGTTGCCATGATAATTCCTTAAATAAAGTTTTCAAAGACAGATGCAGCGTCACGCACCTTGCCTGATTTTTGTAATTGAGCCATAGTCTTTTTAGCTTGGTCAGTATTTACAGATGTATTACTGTTACCAGACTTAATAGTCTTAGGCGGTTCACTAACCCTCTTGTTTAGTTGAGGCTTAGACTGTTGTAATTTGTCGTACTGCATTGCTTTATACAATGCCATAACGTGCCGAGCATCTCTTACTGCTGATAGCTCTTGGTCTGAGAATCCTAAGTTCTTTGCAAACTTACGCAAATCTGATCTTAGTGCCTCACCTTTTACTGGATCGCTGTATTCCGGTAGTGTTTCAGACAATACGGCAGCCTGTTGAGATAGATATTGCTGCATTCCTTGCTGTTGCTCGGCTTGTTGCATCTCTGCAATGCGTTGTCTTTCAGCTTGTATTGCGTATAACTTCTCTTTGTTCTGCGACATCTCTGCCACTCGTACAGCGTAACCAATAGGGTCGGACTCTTTTAAAGACTCTAAATCCTCTATTGGTTGTTGAGCATTCAGTAACTGCTCCATTGCTTGCAACCGTTCTGCATAAGCATCACGCATATATTTGGCTTCTTCAATAGCTTGTTGTTCAGCCTCTACTGCTTTGCGTTGCTCTGCTACTTGTTGCGTCTTTTTGGTATAGTCAGCACCTTGTTGGGCTAGTGACTTTAGTTCAGTTAAGGTTAGTTCTTTATCCTCGCCACCGACTTTAACTTGAAACCGTTGTTCGTCTTGGTCTGATACAGACTCCTCTGAGCCATCATCGCCTTGCTCTTCTTGCTGCGCTTCTACCTGCTCATTCTCTTGTTCTGGTTGCTCTTCTGCTTGCCCTTCTTCGGGTGCTTCCGATGCATCCATTAAACCTAAGAATGCGTTTTGTGCTTCATTGATAGTGCCAGTACTCTGTGTGTCACTCCCGTTAGGGTTGGTGTCGGTAGTCATTTAAATCTCCAAATGCTAGTGCGCCTAGCCACGTTTTATAGATACTATAAAATCTTCCAGCGTTTGGCATTAATCTTGCGGTCATCTG